GTCGGTGAAACTTCGTCGCTGTCGTCTCATTCGTACCTCATGTCGGTAAATCTGACACCCTGACCAATAGCCCAGGCTGTTGTGTACTCGATCAGACTTGCCATACGCTTCACGCTCATCTGCGCGCTGCTTTCGCGAATGTTGACGTATTCGCCTTCAAGGCCGGGTAAAACATCAGCTTCCTGCTTTGTTGCCACTGCATGACCGCTGATCAACAAAACCTTCCATTGTTCCGGTTTTAACCATTTGCCGCACCATTGAACCTGACGAGCGATATCCGCCAGCATCACGTGAAATTTTGCGTTCTGGTCAAGGTTGCGCTTGTAGTCAGTAATGCGGATGGTGACTGGCTTGTCTTTATCGAGTGGTGTTGCGAGGATGGCATTTATTGCGGCTTGCTGTTGTTGCTTAGTTCGGAGGAAGATTGTTTGCTTCATCGAAATTCTTCTCTTTAATTCCAGCGGCTCTGATAGCTTTCATTACTGCAATTACCGTTTTGTCACGCCCATCCTCATAACCCATCGCATAAGCACCTTCTTCACCATCTTTCCAAAAGTCGTCATTCGATTCTGGCCAGTCGATATCCAGTTCAATAGCTGCTCGCGATGCCTGCCACGTTTGCCAGTGGCCTTGAACATCGTCCATCACGTATTGACCACCAATATCACCACTGCCAATTTCATGGTGATTTTCAGGGTAACGGATAAGGTCTGATGATTCGCCTCCACGTCGCAACCAACTTTCTTCAAACTGCTTTCTTGATTCGTCCATCGATACTTACCCTCAGTTCAACTCACAAAACGCCACGCCACTTTTGCTACGACAACAGGCATAACACCGATAATCACCCACAGGAAAATGCTACCGAAAAGCACACCCACCGGGTCTTTACCTTCGCCTACCAACCGGACAAAACTGCTGGCAACAACAATGAACGTCGCCACCATCCACATGGCACCGAGAATCCTCAATGCAGAGAAAATCAACTCAACCACGATTTACCCTCCCCCAAATAAAAAGGCCTG